GCAGGAACTCCGACCCTGCGCGCTGCAGTGCGGTCATGAGCGGGATCTCGGGCGGGTACGTCTCGGCCTTGGCGTCGCTGTCTTTGCCTTGGTCGGCTTCAGTCTCTGTCGCCGGCGTCGTCATCGCGCGCGTACTCCCATCTCCTGCAATACCCTCAACGTCGTGCGGACCCTATCGAGCCGCTGTGCACGGGTGGCGAGCCTCACCGCCTCAACCACATGGCGGCCCAGCTCCATGAGCCCGAGGCCCAAGAGGGTGGCGGCGAGCACGCCAAAGGCAGCGAGGAGCGGGATGATTGCGGGGTCGAGGGTCATGCCGTTCCACCTGCTGCGCGAAGGCGCTCGTCGATCCTGTCCTTGGCGAGCGGCAGGAGCGAGCGCACCGCCTCGACATGCATAGCGAGCAGCGCCTCGTGCTCGCCTGGTGCCAGCTGGTGGCCGGCGAGCCACATGGCGACCAGGTCAGCAAGGGCAAAGCCCTGGGCAAGAGGATGCTCGCCACCCAGCGCGGGGCGGCAGGCGGCGACGATCACGTCCGCGCGCTGCATGATGTCGGGCGGCAGAGCGGTGAGGTCGATCAGCTGTACGGTGGTGTCGGCGCCCATCTTCAGTCCCCCTTGAATTCCCGCAGCTCCAGCAGCGACACCAAGATGTCGTGCGCCTCCCCGGAGGCGGCTGCTTTCGCGGCGCGGTCGAGAGCGGCATCCATCAGAGCCATGGCGGGCGCCACATCGATGCGGACGCGGAACCCTGTGAGAGGGCTGCCGAGGCTTGCCATGCTGCGGCCGATCTGGGCCCACTGCTCCCGCAAGGTTGCGACGCGACGCACCTCGGCAACCAGCTCGCCCATGATGTTGACGTGCTCGGTCACCGCCGCACCTCCTCGAAATCCGCATCCACAACATCGCCCCCAAGTCCAGGGCGATGGTCGTCCAGCCACTGCCCGGACCGGTGGCGTGCCCGTGCTGCCCGCTGATAGCGCCTCCACGTCCGTCTGGCCTTCCGCCGCAGGTAGGCTTCCCGCACATGCAGGGCGACAGCGTCGGCCTTCCGGCCCAGCCAGATGATGGCGATGAAGATCGCGAGCGCGGCGGCGAGCTCCAGGATGAGGATCGGCATGGCGTCAGCACGGGTTGCAGGTCGTAGGCGCACCCCGCACCGCACAGCATCCCTGTGCGTGGCTGGGCGAGGGCGTGGTGAGCGCCAGCGCCAGCACGATGCCGGCGAGCGCGATGGCGATGACTGCGGCGATCTTCATTCCCCTTCCTTCCCTCTCAGCCTCAGTGTCAGTCTCGATCTCGGTCAGTGCCCCGGCCCGGCGGCCCGCCGCATCAGATAGGCCCTCTGCCACGAGAGAGCCGCCGGACCTGGGGTCCTGCAGCGCAGCCCACCCCGCGTGGCTAAGCGCGCTGCAGGCAAACGCGTGTGCCTATCCGGTCTACTCGGGCAGGGTGTCCGCGATCTGCTGGTGCTGCGCCTTCCTGATCTTGCCGCTCGCGATGCGTGCGGCGCGCAGTGCCGCCTTGCCAGCCGCCGTGATGGTGACGGCATAGGCGCGGGCGTCCTCCTTGGTGCGGCGGCGCTTCAGCAGGTTCATGCGCATCAGGCGGCGCACGGTGGTGGCCGTGGTCGAGCGGTCGACGGAGGTCGCTGCGACGATCTCGGTCTGGCTGCAAGGCTCGTGGGCAGCCACCGCCTCCAGGATGTCGTAGCCCGTCTCGCTGAGCCCCTCGGCCCGGCCGCCCCTGGCCGCCTTGGCGAAGGCGTCGTTCCAGGCCTGCAGTCGCTGGCGGAGCCATGATCCCGTGGAGGGCGTCATGCGCTCGATGGTGCGGGTGGGGCTGGCGTGGCGGCGCGCGGGTGCGCGCTCGTTCTCATCGTGGTCGGGTGCGGTCTGCAGGGCAGCGGCGGGCATGGTGGTTCAGTCTCCTTTGGACGTTGGCTGCACCTGCAGCGGTTGGATGGTGAGCTCGAGCTTCAGCCGGTGCCCGGCCTTGACGGGCCAGGCGACGTGGAGGGTGAAGGCGATCGCGAGCGCCAGGGCGGCGGCGGTGCCCATCCCGCGCCACCACCACACCTCGCGGACGAGGCGGTCGGCGGCGGAGGGCAGCTCCTCCCGGTCGTAGAGGCAATCCTTGAGCCAGGGGCGGGTGGAGACGATGGGTGTCATTCGCCGCGCGCCTCCAGATCGCAGAGGTTGTTGGCGCCGTCGATCATGTGGGCCCTGAGCACGTCCAGCATGTTGGAGACGCTCCAGGGGTCGCGGTCGTGGCTCTTGCCCCACAGCGCCTGGGCGAGCGGGTAGGGATCGAGGCCGTACTGGCCGAACCAGCCGGGCTCGCGCCGGGAGCCCAGGCGCTCCAGCTCGGCATGCAGCTCCCAATGCAGCGGCACGGCCCACCAGTCGGCGCTCTTGAGGCCGATGCCCCGCTCGCCCCGTGCCGGGCCGGCCTTCAGGTGGTGGGCCTCCACCCCTGTCAGCCGGCCGGAGATGCAGCAGGGCAGGAGGCGGATGCGCTCCAGGTGCGTCTCCGACATGCCGGGGCGGCGGTCTCGGGCCCGCTCCCGGACGGGGCGCCGGAAGCGGGCGAGCGGGTCGCGCTGTTGGTTGAGCAGGTGCACGTTCCGAACCTGATAGGCCTTGGACATGGCGACGCACGCCTCCACACACACGGGACGCAACTGACACTGACTGAAGAACCCGCCCCGATACGCGACGCGAGGCGGGCTTGGAGCCCGGTCAGGAGCGGTGGCGTAGGGGATGCCACCGGACTCCGGACCGGACTCCGCGGGGACTATTCCGCAGCGATGAGTGCGTGCGCCTCCTCGAAGCTGCGCATGGGGTCGTATGCGGTCATCAGCGAGCGGTACTGCGTTTCCACCTCGTCGAGAAAGAGGGCGGCCTGCTCCTCAAGCTCTGCGATATACTCCTGGTCGCGCTCGATCCGACGGATCACGAGCTGCATCGAAGCCGGGAAGTCGGGCTGGTAGCTGGTGAAATCCGACCACCACCGATCAGCGGCGGCCATCTCCCACTGGCACTGCATCACGTATTCCGCAGGGATGGCGCCGCCCATGAGCAGGGCGATGTGGGCTTTCTCCAGCGGGCACTTGAACTGCACCATGCCATCCTCGCCGATGAGGCCATCGGGCGAGGCGTGCGCCCAGGCGATGGTCGGATGGCGGATGGGATCGCACTCCTCCACGTCGTTGTCGGTGCGGAAGACGTAGGCCCGGCGGGCCTCCGGCTCCCGGTCAATGCCCTGTTGCATCGGCCGCGACACCCAGGTCTGGACAGGCTTGCCGGTCAGGCGCTCGATCAGGAGCCGGGTGGCGACATCGATCCTGGTGGAGGACCAGCCGGACTTGGTGCGCCCGAGCGCGGCGGCGATGTCGGAGCCGCCCAGGGAGCCGCAGCGGAAAGCGTGCCACTCGGGGCTGCGCGGGATGAGGGTGACGGCCATGCTCAGGCCCTCCCCCGGCTGTCGAAGCGGTTGGCGGGCCGCCCGGAGGCTGCCAGCGCCCGCTCCGAATTGGATGGCGGGGCGCCGCTGCCGGCGGCTGGAGCGGCCAGCGACTTGGAGCCCTTCGCCGCCAGCGAGGCGATGGCGTGCTCGAAGCGCGCCGCCGGGATGGCCTCGATGGACGGAACGCCCAGGAAGGCGCAGAAGCGGCGCATATCGGCCTGCACCGCCATGGCGAGGCTCTTGATGCGCTGCACCTGCTCGGCGCTGATGACGCCGCCGCCCGTCCGGCCTGCGGCGTTGCCGTCGTCGTCGGCCGACGAGTCGATGGAAAGGTTGAAGGCGAGCTTCAGCAGGTAGCGCTGGCCGTAGCTGACGCCGGAGCCGACGGCATGCGTCCTGGTCATGACGCTGCCGCCCTTGGGGCCCTTGCCGTCGGTCGGCATGTCGATCTGGTAGTGCGCGGTATGGCCGCAGTTGCTCAGCGCCAAGAGCACGCGCACATGCTCAGGCGGGGCGTCCGGGGACGTGTTGAAGCTCGGCGCGAACCCGAGCTTGGAGTAGATCGGGCGGATCACGCGGTCGAGCTTCGCCAGCGTCGCATACTTGCTCTTGGTCTCGGGGTTGCGGGCGTCGGCGTTGATTGGCTCCATGAGCTTCTGCGCCTCGGCCATCTTCTCGTTGAACTCGCGCTCGCGCGCCTTGGCCTCCAGCCTGGAGTGCATCGCAAGGATGCGCTCCAGCTTGTCGAGGTCGGCGCTGGGATCGCGGGTTACACGCTCGATGAGCGCGAGCACGGGATCGCCGGGTACCTCCGGCAGCGGCGCCGCGACCTGGGCGGAGACGACGGTGGCGCGTTTTCCACGCCGGGGGGCGGAGGGGATGGTGACGACGCTTGCAGAGGCGTCGCCGTTCAGGGTAGGTGCGGTGGCAGTCGTCATGGTGGGTCTCTCCATCATGGTGATCATGGCCCGTGCCGACGGCAGCAACGTCGGTGCGGGCCGCTTCGTCTGTGCGGGCTCCAGATTATGGGCGAGCACGCGGCGATACTCCTTACGCGACATACACGGACAAAACGGCCCGGCTCCCGGCGAGCGCGGGGAGACCGCTCGCGGAAGCCGGGCCACAGCGCACGTCTGGGGAGACAGCGCTAACGCAGATGAGGGACGGATCGGGCGTCACGACCAAATTGCAGGGATGGCAGACGAAGACGCCCAGCCTCTCGTTCCACTCGGGGACGCCGCCGCACTTGGGGCAGAGGGCGAAGGCGGTCATGGCGGGCAATCCCCTCGATCAAATGGGTTGGCGGTGCGCCGGCCCGCAGGGCCTTCCCTCCAGGGACCGTCTCCCAACACCGTCGGTGCGGGCAGACAGTGGTGAGAGGCGAGAAGGTCAGAGCCCTGCGGGCCGGTGTCCTTGGTATATGCGGAAAACGTATAGGATCGCAAGGGGGAAAATGAGAATAACGTATAATTAGTGTCGCGCGTCGAGCGCCAACGATGTCGTCCCCACCGTGAGGACGCCTAGAAATGTCAGCTTGGATGGGAGAAGGAGCGCGCGCAAAACGCGTCTCAGGACCCGCCGTCCGCGATCAAGGCGGCAGTTTCAGCGGCCGACCCGTGGTCAGGCACCACCGCACCGACGATCTCAACCAGGATCCAGTCGTCATCGATGCGGAACGTCGTGTCGGCGCTCGGCTTAGGCTTGTTGGTGGCGAGGCTGTGGGGGGCTCGGAACTGCCGCAGGACGGTGAACGAGTCGTGGGGCCGCTCAGGGTTCCGGACGATGGCCGCGATCAGCTCGCCATCCTTGAAGGTAGCCACATCCCGGCGCAGCGTATCCACAATAATGAGGCGGCCCGGCTCGATGCCGGCGTTGGCCACCGCGTTGGTGATGACGCGGTAGCCCACAAGCCCACGCACCTGGAGCACGGCGACCACGCCAGGCTCCGCATTCACGGGCGCAGCCACAATATCGTTCTTGAGCCCCGCCACAACCGCCATCGGCAACAGGTCGACGGGCTCGACGCCAAGCGCAGCCGCAATACGTGTCATCAGATCCTCGGTAAACTCCTGCTCGCCACGCTCGAGCCGGCTGAAATTGGGCTGGGTCATGCCGAGCATCTTGGCCAAAGTGTCTTGGGACAGGCCAACGCGCCGACGCCAGGGTCTGATGCGATTGCGGTGCATGGTGGCACATAAGGCCACGCCGCGTTTCCCGTCCAAGGCATTTTACGAATATCGCGCAACACATCTTGCCCTGTCCATGCGAATAACGTATGAACCCACAACATGGTCGTGAGCATGCCACCACGCAAAGCTACCGCAGCAGGCCAAGGGTCACATGGCCAGAGGTTACATGAGATGAGCGAGGTGCTCACCTCAGCTCGCTTCATCCGCGAGACCATCTTCGGCGTGCGGACGCAGCGCGAGTTCGGCGAGCTGCTCGATTACAGCCAGTCGCGCATCAGTCGGCTGGAGAACGGGATCGAGCCGATGAGCCGGGAATGGATGGAAAGGGTCAGAGCGCTGGCAAAATCGCGTGGTGTCGAGTGGGACGACAAATGGTTTTTCGAGGTGCCCGACGGTGCGAACCATCCAGCCGGCGATCCGGCGAAGGCCGCGTAGGGTTTGTGGTCGTAAGGGGGCCCGCACCTGACTGTCCTCCGCTTCGTGTGTCGTGGTTGCGTCTTGTCAACTCGCATCACATGGCAATGCACAGGCAACGTTGTGACGAATAAATGACGGCGGACTGAGATGCAACCCCCCGATGGCGCCAGGACTGAACGCTGTGTTGCCGATCCATTGCGGGCCTATTGCCCACGTCGGCAGCCGACGGACCATCGGTCCGTTGCGGAGTCAACCAACAGTCGGCTTACGCTTCACCGTGGTCGGCCCCGCCAAGCTGCGGGGCAGTCTTATGAAAGACCAAAGCCAGAAGGCGGACAATCGGTGGGGAGTCGGTCGGTGTACGTGGGACTATCGGGGTACGCCATGGCGCCGAAGGCACCGTGCCAGAATAGGCACACGCAAGCACGAATTTCTATGGAACCAAACGCCATCGACGGCACGCAACGCGGCGAGAGGGGCAGGAGAGCCTGCCCGCGGACCGACAGGTTCAGGGGAGCGGCTCGGGGCACCGCGACGTCCGCAGGCCTCTTCGCGCACCAGCGCCCGGCCCCTCTCTCCGCGTTGCGTGAGACGTGGCGTCCCAAGTTGCGTTGCGTCCCCCTGTTGCGTCACCCGGCGCCAGCGCCGGGGGCACACCGAAGAACGACTGCGCGTCCGCGCCGTACGGCCGTGCGGTGCTGCGATCGTGTGCCTCTCCGCCCTGGCGCCCGCCTCCTCGAAGGTCGGCGTTATCCGGTGAGGGAGGCAGCGTAGGGCGTCAGCAGGATCCCTGAGCGAACGGCGGGACTCCGAGGCCCGAGAGAGGGCGGAGGGGGTTGATCGCCTAGTAGGCTGAGGATGCTGGGGCAAGGTGCCCAGCTGGCTGTCGGGGAAGACCGGCCGGAAACGTCCATCTCGTCAACGGGCGTGACTTCGCTGGGGTGGAGAGAACCCCAGCACCTGATGCGCGGTGGAGCAGCCCGGTAGCTCGCCTGGCTCATAACCAGGAGGTCGTTGGTTCGAATCCAACCTGCGCAACCAGTTTCGTGTCGAGTTTGTCGGTGCCCCGGCTTTCGCGTGGTGACTCCGGGCGTTGCGGCGGCGTCCGTGTGGTGTGCGTAAAGGGCGTGCGGGTCTGGGCACCGGTTCCGGCCAGCCTTTCCCGAGGAGAGGCGTGGCCAAGCTTCATAGGGGCCCGCACGCTTCCGCCGTCAGCCCGTCACCCGGCCGGCGGCTCGTGAAGGAAACAACGTCTGCAGCACACCGCTGCAGCGAACGGGAGCGGCTATGCTGCTGGCACGGTTGGCGCGATGGCTGGATGATCCGTGGCAGGGATGGCCCTGGCCCGCTCGCCAGTCCGCGCCAGCCCTCGACCGCTCCTCGCCGCCGTCCCTCGATCCTGCGTCTGCGATCCCGTCCATGCCGGGCAGCCTCCTGCCGGAAGGCGCCGGAATTGAGGCGCGTATTGAGGCCGACCCGACTCCGGAGTTGGGGGCGGAGCCCGGTGTTGAGGGCGCCGAGCGGACTCCCGACCGGACTCCGCGCGCACCCAAGCCGCCCCGGCGCACCCTCTATGCGCACGAGGTCCCCGACATGACCGCGGAGCGGGTGCTCTCACTCGCCTACGACGACGACGGCACCCCTCTGGAGGGCCCGCCGCTCGACGACAAGCACCCCGTGGAGGTGCACGCGCTGCGGCTCCTCATGCACGTTGCCGGCCCCGGCATGGCCATGCTGCTCGACGACCCGCCGATCGCGCGCGGCAAGGTGGAGCGGGGCCTCTTCGCCTTCCAGGCCGAGCACCTCTACTACGTCATGTGCGCGGAGCACCTGTGGTGGCATCCCCACCGTTGGGAAGGCACCGGCGGGGTGGCGGAGCACTTCCGCAAGCTCCTGAAGCAGGGCAACGGCGGCCGCGGTGGCGGCAAGCGCCGCAACGGACGGCACCCGGGCAAGCCCGCCTACAAGTACGTGGTGCGGGAGGACGGGCTGGAGCACCGGCAGCTGTTCTATCCCATGCCGCCCCCGACTCTGGTGCTGGCGCCGCGTGCGGTGAAGCCGACTCCGCCGGAGCCGAAGCGGACGCCCAAAGCAGCCAAGGGGACTCCGCGGCGCGCGGCAGCTCCGGTCAGGAGGGCGGCATGACCCCGCGCACGGTCGTGTGGGTCTCTGCCGGCGCGGCCTCGGCTGTGGCCGCGCAACTGACCCTGCGTCGCAATCCGGCGGCCGTGCTCGCATACTGTGAGACGGGCGCAGAGCACCCGGACAACGAGCGGTTCCTGGCTGACCTGGTGCGTCGGTTCAACCGGCCGATCGAGCGGCTGCGCTCGGAACGGTACGCCAGCACCTGGGACGTGTGGGAGCAGCGGCGCTACCTCGCCGGCATCGAAGGCGCCCTGTGCACCGTCGAGCTGAAGATCATGCCGCGCATCGCGTGGCAGATGCCGACCGATATCCACGTGTTCGGCTACACAGCCGACGCACGCGACGTTGAGCGGGCCAGCCGGCTGCGGGAGACCTACTTCGAGATGCAGATCCGCACGCCGCTCATCGAGGAGGGCGTGACGAAGGCTGGATGCCTTGCGCTCATCGAGCGCGCCGGCATCGAGCTACCGGTGATGTACAGACTCGGCTTCCACAACAACAACTGCATCCCCTGTGTGAAGGCGACCAGCCCGAACTACTGGGCGAACGTGCGCCAGCACTTCCCCGCGGAGTTCCGGCGCATGGCCGAGTTGGCGCGCGCCCTCGACGTGCGGCTCTGCCGCATCAAGGACGAGCGCCGCTTCATTGACGAGATTCCTGGAGACTGGCCCACGACCGATGCGATCGCGCCGGCCTGTGACTTTCTCTGCCACATCGCAGCGCAGGACCTGGAGGTGGCGGCGTGACTCCAGCCCAGAGAAACATCGCCCGGCACATGCTGGGCCTGCCCAACAAGCAGCGCCGCTCCTACCGCAACCGGTTCTGCGCCAGCGAAGGCCATGACGACTACCAGACCCTCATCGCCATGATGGAGGCGGGATACCTCGAGCGCGTCGCAGCCAAGCGCCTGCAGACGGTGGAGGACATGTGGTTCCTCACGGAGGAAGGTGCGCGACTTGCGCTCGAGAAGCGCGAGAGCCTTGACCCTGAGGATTTTCCGAGGGCCGCGGCATGACCATCCCCACCCATCCCGAGCCCTCCCCGAGCGCCGGCGCAACCGCACACGCGGCATGGAAGCGTGCGGCCGCACGGTCCTTTGCGCAGCACCTGCAGCACAGGAACGACGGCGGGCCATCCCGCTCCGCCCTGGAGCGGCGCTTCGGGGTGCGGTGGGAGCGGCTGGAGGCGATCGCGTGGGAGTTCGGGATCGGGGTGAAGCCGGCCAAGAGGAAGGAACGTCGGGCATGCTGATCGTCCCCGATTTCAAGGACATCCTGCTGAGGTCCGCATGGCGGGCGGGCCTACCGTTCGCCTACATCCGCGCCCGGCTCAAGCTCCACACACTGGAGATGCGGTCGCGGCTGGACCTTCTGGATTTGCCGCTCAATCGCGGCGCGTTGCGTAGCGAACAGCTCAAAGACAAGGGACAGGATACATGATCCGTATTGCCTGCATCATCTGCATTGTCGCCGCCGCGCTCCTCATCAGCGCCTGCGAGGCGACCCGCATCCCCATCGATGTCGCCCGCGACCGGGCCGAGTGCGATCGCTCCCTCGATACGGAGCCCTACAAGGGATCGTGCTGGGGGAAGGAGGCGTTCGACCGGGCCCGGCAGGGCGGGGGCGGGAGCGAGTAGCCATGATCGAGACCGCCCCGGAGACCGCGGTACGGCAGGCGCCGCATCCCTCGGTGCGCATGCGCCGCGCCACCAGGCAGAAGGCCGCACGGCGCGAGCGCCATCGCCTCGCTGCCCACGCCGAGCGCATGGCCTTACTGCACGGGGCCGGTCGCTCCGACCGCTCGCGCTTCAAGGAGCGCGAGCGGGAGACGGCCGAGTTCCAGGTCACGCTCGACAAGGAGCGGGGGCTGGAGTGGGGCCGGATCGCGCGGGACGCCTATCGGGCCACGCGCCGGCCGCCCGACCCGCCGGAGGCCAAGCACCGGTGCGAGCCGCGCTCCGCCGACACCTACCGCTGGGCGCGCAAGAAGCTCGCCCGGGGCCCGCGCCGGGCGCTCGCCCTCAAGGCCGAGCGGCATCGCACCGGGGAGACGAGGGCCGAGGCGGACCGGCGCAGGCGCCGGAGTGAGAGCGGGAGCGAGTAGGCACCCCCATGTGGCCGCGGCACGTGCTCAACGTTCACCAACCACGCGCTCGTGCGCTACCTGCAGCGCGTGCGCTGCATCCGCATGGCGGAGCTGGCGGAGTTCCTGGAGGCGCATGGGGCGGACCCGGACGACCACGACCGGCAGGTCCTCGACCTGCTGAGGGCGAGGGGAATGCCCATCGAGGAGATCCGGGCAGGCATGCTGAGGGATGCCGACGATCACAAGCGGGAGGCGCGCCGGCATCACGACGGCAAGTTCGCAATCGACGGGAGGGACGCCCCGCTACATCGTGGACGGTCCGACGGGAGACGTTGTCACGGCCTACCGGCGGCCCGTGGCCGGGGCCCCGCGCCGCGTGTGGCGGGCGCCGGACGGTGCGCTGATGCGGGGGACCCGCATCATCCGGCCCGGACCAGACCGGAGCCCGCAGACCTGAAGTCGAGTTCGTGCCGCGTACACACAACCTGAGAGGAGAAGCGAGAGCCATGCATCCCGACGAGGAGACCGCCGCTGAAGGCGGAAAGATGCCAGCCGCCGAGGCGCCGCAGGCCGCACCGCAGCCCACCGAGGCGGCGCCCGACCCCGCTGCAGCGCCGCCGTGGGCGGAGGACAGCAGCGACGGCGTCGCGGCGCAGGCGGGCACGTCCGAGACGGATGCCGATCCGGCCGATCCGAACGTGCGCCCTGTCGGTGTCGGCGGTGCGGCCCCGGTGCCGGACGTGGACGACCCGCACGGCAACGAGGCGGCCTAGAGCGGCCCCTCACCCCCTGACCCCCTCTCCCCGCTGGCGCGGGGAAAGGGGGAAAGACGACTGCACAGATCAGATCAGACGGACCAGGAGAGATCACCGATGACAGCACCAGAGCCCAGCCTGACTCGAGGAGAGGCCGAGGCGGCGGCTGCCGCCAAACTGTTCCCGAAGGTGACGGAGGAGGCGATCAAGGCGCGCATCGCCCACGTCGAATACGCGCGGCCGTTTCAGAACAACCCGAACATGACCGTGTGTGCCATCACCATGAGCAACGGCTTCACGGTGCTCGGCAAGTCGGCGCCGGCCTCGCCTGGGAATTTCGACGCGGCCATTGGCGAGCGCTACGCCTACGACGACGCCTTCAAGCAGCTCTGGGCGTTCGAGGGCTACCTGCTGCGTCAGGTGCTGACTGGTGAGGGGACAATCAACGGCTATCCGCCGTCCTGAAACGGCGAACGCTCCGAAGCGGCCAGGCTTCGGAGCGCTCTTGAGGGTGTGTCGCCGTAGCGTTTCGAGTTTGTACGTGTGGCTCTCGATCCAGGAGAGCCGGGTTGAGTGGGTTCCAGTTCGAGTACCTAGGGATGGTCAGGAACAGAACGCCACATCAGGCGGGACCGCCGGACGCACGGTGAATAGCACACCTTGATTCGCGTGTGCAAGGCCGGCGTCCCAAGCGGTGTGGAAGGCACGCGCGAGGGACGCCTGGCTCATGGAGCCGCAGACAAGAGCCAATGCTGAGCAGCGATCAGTACGACACGGGTTTGGGGGCCGGCGGGCAAAAGGCCAGCTGCTGCCGTTCCCCAAACTCAAGCGACCGAGGGGACGGCCGCGCAAGGATCGCACGCCGTCGCCCGCGCCGGAGGACTTCGACGTGATTGCCGCCGCCATTGTCGGGCTCAACGCCTCCGAGGTGCTGTGGCGGCGCGCCGCCGCCGAGCAGCGCCTCGCCATGCAGCAGCGGCGTCTGCGGCCGACGACCATCGCCGTGATCGACTTCGTGGCCGAACACATCAACCGCACCGAAGGCCGCGGGTACGACTGGCACCAGGAGGAGGAGCTTGCCGAGCTTCTGGGCGTGGAGGTGCGCAGCGTCAAGCGCGCCTTCCAGGAGGCGGCCGAGACCGGGTTCGCGAAGCGGCGCCGGTGCGGCAACCGCTGGGACACGACGCTGCCGCGCATGATCCGTTTGTGCACGGACGTGCGCAGGCAACTCGATAGCGAGCGACCGACTGGGGAGGGGACCAGAAAAGCTGCGCGGGGGGACCAGAAAATCCGCGGGGGGACCAGAAAATCCGCGGGGGGACCAGAAAATGCTTATCCACAGGGTCCGCGGGGGACCAAAAAGGCAGAGCGGGGGGACCAGAAAGGCACGAATTCGCCCCGTGCCCCCGGCGGGGCCCCCCCCCCGCCCCCGCGGGGCGCCGGCGGGGGGGCGGAGGGGGA